CCAAGTTCTTTAAGGGCGACTCAGCCAATCGTGGACGAGACTTCAGTTCTTCAATGAGTTCCATTGAACTAGCTACGCTTCCAATTAACACCGATAACTATGACGTCGTTACACATAAACGATTCATTCTAGAGCCAGGTGAAATAAGCCAATACAAGAGTCAACGCATGAGCTACAAACGTATTGATCAATGGGTTAACATTGCACGTTACTTTGGTTATAACGGGGGAACAGTTGGCGCGCAGAACAGAAAGCCCTATCTTGTTTACTGGTTTGACTTCTGGGGTAATCCTGCAAATGCGCTGCCATCGGGTTCAGCTTGCACCGTTGCCTATCACTCTTATACTATCTTCCGCAATGCTTAAACTTCGTAGTTCCAAACAATAATAACGTATCTGTCACCAGATAACTTAGTCATATCAGGATACTCATTCATGAAAACAACCACATGTGGCACTTCATTTAGAAACTTCACTCTTGACTGGTACTTGCTAGAGAACACTCGTCGATTCTTGAGCTGTTCAAGGACTGTGTACTGGAGAAATTCTCCAGAAGACCGGGGAAGGTCAAATAAGAAGATTGATCTGAGCTCATCGATAGCGTAGGAGAGATCCTCCCGTCGTCCAACGGATAGAACCTGGGTATCTGCGGGTCTGTGGAAGGACATGTAGTCAGTGAACCAAGTTTTTCCTGAGTTTCCAACGGGGTCAACAACGAAAACAATCTTACGGGGGTCGGCTTCGACGGCCAACTGCGCTTCAAGAACGCGTTGGTAATCTCTGGGCACTCCTGGGTCGGTAGCGATTCCACGGGGGTGAAAGGAGTCAATGAAGGACTCAATGTTGTTGCAGGTGAGATAGATGGAGGGGAATTCACGGGCAACGTCCATGAGGGTAGGTCGGGATCCAAAAAAGATGATCCATTCGCGGAAATCATCATATCGATTGGTCTTTCCAGGGACGGGTACCGATCCGAACTCAACAAAGTCGTTCTCTTTCTTGCAATACTCTGAGGCTTGGGCGGATGTTCCGGACGACTGCTCCAAATGGCAGCCGGGGGGGAGTTCTCTTTGCGCTGCAGCGAACCTCTTGTTTCCATGGAAGATAACAAAACCCTGCAAATGTGGCGTCAACGTAGTGGGTGCGATCTCACGACCGTACACAAGGTAATGAACACGAGGACCAAGTGTCGTAAGGCACACTTCGTCAAGTTGTGTCGGGTTGTTGACCGTGAAACACCAACGTTTACTTTGACCAGCGGAAGGGTTTCGAACAGCACGCATCATAAAATATCGATTTTATGGGTATGGGATGGGATGAGGAGGTCAGGGTAATACTAGGCCTGACCTCAAAGAACATCCCAGGGTTCTCGTTTTAATCGTGGCACATAATATTCAAAATGGTAGCTACGCGTCATTGGGGTTACGCACGATCCGTTGCGCGCGGTCCGCGTACGTTTTCAAAAACAAAAGCATTTTCACGACTGCCGCCTAAGTATCAGGCCGCGGGTCGGATGGTCGAGACTGGATGGAAGAACAGGAAGATGATTGCACGACAAGGTCGGCGCGCATACGCTAAGTATTCAAACAAAAGGAGAATTATGAACAGTGTCGGAGTAACAACACGACCAAGTTCGAATCGCTTTACGGCCTTAAATGTTCTACAGACAACAGCCCAGGCCACGCGTAGTCTCTACTTCTACGACCTAACGGAATTAGGGAAGCAGTCCATACAGGACGAAATCAACCTGCGCGACAGTGACTTAGTTAACATCAGAGGTATTCGTATCAATTGGGAAATCACCAATCAGAAGACAGCACCAATACGGTTCAATATTGCTGTAGTCGTGCCGAAGGGTGTGCAGGCGGTAGTTAACACTACCAAGTTCTTTAAGGGCGACTCAGCCAATCGTGGACGAGACTTCAGTTCTTCAATGAGTTCCATTGAACTAGCTACGCTTCCAATTAACACCGATAACTATGACGTCGTTACACATAAACG